TCAAACTTCTTAACAAAATTTAGAGATGAGTTTTTAAAAACAATACCAGAAGAATTAGCAATAGGATTAGACAAAAGAAATTTAATTAAAAATATTAAATCAATGTACCGATTAAAAGGTACACAAGCAGGACACGAATTATTTTTTAGAATTTTATTTAATCAAGTATCAGACACATTTTATCCAAGAACACAAATGTTGCGTGTATCAGATGGACAATGGGATACACAAAAAGTTTTAAGAGCAAGTGGTACAGTAGGTAATACTTCAGATTTAATTGGTAGAACAATTACAGGAAAAACTTCAGGAGCAACTGCTATTGTTGAAACAACAAAAATTTTTCTAATAGGTGCAACCTATGTTACTGAATTTATAGTTAACATTGAATCAATGGAAGGCACATTTCTAATTGGTGAAGAAATTTCAGGAACTGCTAGTGATACAGATGACTTTTATATAAAAGCAATTATTACAGGTATACCTGGAACAAAAACAATTACCAATGATGGTAATTTATATTCTACTGGTGATTTCTTATCAGTAACAGGTGGTGGACAAGGTGCTACTATTGCTATTGATGATATAGGATCAGGAAGTCTATCAGAAATTATTGTTGACAATTCAGGAACAGGTTATTCAGTAGGCGATAAATTAGTTTTTGATAATTCAAATACATATGGTTCTGGTGCAGAAGGATTTATTTCTGTTGTCAATGGTGGTATTACTGCTGAAGAAGGAACAAACGCTGAACATATTACGCTAGAATATGAAACAGAAAGAGGTGATATTTACCCTGGAAATAAAATTGTACAAGAAGATGAAACAAATTCAAGTTTAGGTGATATAACAGATATATTTTTAATTAATGAAGGAAGTGGTTATGTATCTTTACCTAGTGTGTCCATAACATCAAGTGGTTCAAATGGAAATGTTTTAGCATATGGTACTGAAATAGGAAGAGTTATTGGATTAAAAACAAATGAGTTAGGAGAAGGTTATGAAAAATCTCCAACACCTCCTATAATAAAATTTAGAAATTGTATGATACTAAATTCAGTATCAGGTAATTTTAATGCTAATGATACTATCACAGGCGGAACTTCAACTGCTGAAGGTACACTTGCTAGTTGGGATTCTGATAGAAGTTTATTAAAAGTAAAAGATCAAACATTTAATTTTGAATTAAATGAAATAGTAACATCATCAAGTGGTGGATCAGGAATAGTAAAAAGATTAGATATTGCTAGTGCTTCAATAGATGTTGTTTCTGTTGCAGATACAGATGGTAAATTTTTAAATGAAGATGGTTATATATCTGAGCAAACAATGAAAGTACAAGATAGTAAATACTATCAGGACTTTTCTTATGTATTAAAAGTAGGTCAATCTATTAATGATTGGCGAGATTCATTTAAAAAGACTATGCACACAGCAGGTTTTTATTTTACAGGTCAAGTTGATTTACTTAGCACATTAAACTTAAAAATTAAAATGCCAGTTGCTGGTATTGTATCAGGTGCTTCAGATACTCCATTATTTGCAGTATTAGATATATTGTATAGTACAATATTTGGTAGAAGATTAGGAACGGTTGATGATGGAACAAGTTTAAGAACAAATCCACATACACCAGGTTCAATAGATTTAGATCCTGCTACAATAGAACACTTTACACCAAATACAAGAGATTTAACTTTAACAAGACCATCAATTGGAATTGATTATACAAGTAGAGTAAGACGAGTAATTGATGGACAAATTGTTAAACAAGGGTACGCATACGGAGGTCCTAAATTTGGAACTTTAAATAAATTTGCAAATACAGTATTTGGTACAAGTTCTCCTGGAAGTAAGATAACTTTTGAAAGATTAAATGAGATTTTAGTACACGGAACAAGAACATCACTAGATGGTAGAAGTGGTATATTTTTAATGACTTCAGATGAAGGTGGTCAGTTAATTAAGACAGATTTTGCAATGCCAGTGTATTTTGCGGTTTCACAAGAATCCTTTGATAATACGGTTACAAACTTTGGACAAACATTATTAACTTTTGATGATACAACGCCATAATATGCTGGATAACATTATAAATAGTAAACAAGAGATATTAGTAACTGTTGATGGACAAGTAAAAGAAGAAAATAAAGATTATGAAGATATTAACAATGAAATCGTTTTTAAACAACCACCAGAAGCAGGTTCAGTAATAAAGGTATATAAGAAGAAATAAAATGGGAAAAAATACAATATTTAGAGGGACTACCGCAAATGATGGATCAGGCGATAATTTAAGATTAGGCGCTCAAAAGATAAATGATAATTTTACAGAAGTATATACTGCTTTAGGAGATGGTTCAACTTTAGCAAGTGGTACTTATGTTACCACAGTTTCAACACATACATTTACAAATAAAACAATTAGTGGTTCTTCAAACACTCTTTCAAATATACCAAATAGTGCTTTAGATACTATCGCAAATACTAAATTAACAAATTCAACTATTACAATTACAGGTGATGGTGCTGGAACTTCAGCAGTAGATTTAGGTGATACTATAACTTTTGAAGGTGGTTCTGGTATTACAACAACGGTAACAGCAGATAAAGTTTCTTTTCAAACAGATGGTTCTATTGTAACCGAAACATCAACAGATATACTAACAAATAAAACAATTGATGGAACAACAAACACTTTACAAAGTATCGCAAATGCTAGTTTAACAAACTCATCAATAGGAATTGGTGGACTTACATTAAATCTAGGAGATACAGACGCTACTCCTGCTTTAGATTTAACAGACGCAACAAATTATCCTACAAGTTCATTATCAGGTTCAATTACAAATACTCAATTAGCAGGTTCAATTACAAACGATAAACTTGTTAATAAAAAAATTACAATAGGTGATGATACATCTACAAACTTTGATGTTCAATTAGGTGATAGTTTTGAAATTATTGGTGGTTCAGGACTTTCAACTGCTATTGATAATAATAGAATAACTTTAAATGTGGGAAATCTTCCTAATACTTCTTTAGATAATTCATCAATCACTTTAGGAACAGATACTATTGCTTTAGGTGGTACTCAAACATCAATCGCAGGATTAAGTTTAACAGGATCAGGTAATGTAGATTTAACTGGTGCAGGTTCTAAAATGAGATTTGACTTTTCAGGATATGGTGCTTTACCAGCGGCTGCAACTTATGTAGGTATGTATTCTTACGATAGTGTAGGAAACAGACCTTATTATTCTTCAGGTAGTGGTTGGGTTAGAATATTAGATGAAAACTCTTCCGTAGCAACACATACAGATGTTAATACTTCAGGTGTTGCAGATAAAAATATTTTACAATTTTCATCAGCACAAGGTAGATTTAATGTTGAAGAAGGTCCAAAATTATTACAACAAGTTAATTATCAGTCTGGTGGAATGCAAACAGGAACAACAATATTTCCTGAAGATGACTCAATTCCTCAAAATGATGAAGGTAGTGAATTTATGACATTAGCAATAACTCCTAAATCTGCTACAAGTACGCTAGTGATAGATGTACAAGTATTTTATTCTCAATCAGTAGGTACTAGATCAGGTACAGGAATATTCAAAGATTCAGACACAGACGCAAAAGCATTTACTTCTAATTTTTGTGATGACGCAACAATGATGACTAATATGCACCTAAACTATTCAGAAGTGTCTGGAAATACTACTGCTAGAACATATAAAGTAAGATGTGGAAATATCGCAACCGCAGGTACTTTTACCTTTAATGGTCAATCAGGTGCAAGAAAATTTGGTGGAACCGTACTATCTACATTTAGAATAATAGAAATAGATTCATAGGAGAAATCATTATAAATATAAGAAAGATTAAAGAATTATGCCAGCAATAATAACAAATAAATTTAGATTAAACAACGCTGAACAATTTTCAGAATCATTTTCTGAAGCTTCAAGTAATGTTTATTACCTAGGTATTGGAAGACCACAACCTTTCGGTACTTCAACAAGACCAGATACTAGAACAGATTTTGAAGGAACAGACGCTGCTCCTATTACTCCTGGTGATACAGTTGCTAGAGAATTTTATACTTATGATGATTTAATTGCTGCTAAAAGAGTACAATCAATAGACACATCTTTTGTTATTCCTAGAAGAAACTGGACATCTGGTGTTGTATATGATTATTACAGACACGATTACGGCGAATATTTAACAGGATCGGTAACTACAAGACAAACATCAACAAGTGGTGCTACAACTTTAAATGACGCAACTTTTTATGTATTAACTACTGCTAGAAATGTTTACAAATGCTTAGATAACAACAATGGTGCTGCTTCAACGCAAGAACCAACTGGTGTTTCAACTTCA